CTTGATGCAGAAGTCAATTCATCTGAGAAGAAAGACGAAGCTCAGTCGCTACAGAATCTAGATAAAGTAATCAAGAAAAATCGTAAGGTGACTATTGAAAACTCTGGCGCTTAGTTCTGTTTTAGTTCTCTCTCTGAGTGGGTGTTTAGGTGGGGGGTTAATGCCCTCTGGCGTAAACCCCACTCTAGGGTGTTCCCAAATAACTGGTTGTACTGCTAAAGATTACTATATTCCCGGCCGTGGAGTATGGGCACCTAAAAACAATACAATCAACAAATCTACTATTGGTGCTGTTGCTGGTGCTGGACTTGGTGCAATGGCAGGGGCAGGGAAAAGTCCTTTAACCGTTGCTGCATATTCTGTTGCTGGTCTTGTTGTAGGACATACAGTTGGAGCTCACTTTGATAAAGTAGATCAAATACACGCTACGTTGTTGTTGAGACAAACCCTAAGTAATAATGGTGATGGTCAGATGTCTAATTGGACAAATCAACAAAAAGGGTTTAGTGTAACACAAGGCCCTGTTGCAACGAAAGGTAACTGTAGAGAGTTTGTATCTAATGTTGCCGTTGGAAGAGAATTTCGTAAATTGAGAGGTACTGCTTGTTTAGAAAATAAAGTCTGGGTTATGAAAAATGTTTATTAAAATAGTCCTTGACAAATCTTCTTCACTGTAGTATATTAATAATATGACAATGCATCTATTACCAGTTTATTTTAGTACAACCAGTGCTCGTAAACGCAAGAAATCTAAGAAACCTAAGTCTCTCTTAAAGGCAGAGGTTGAACATAAAAAGTTTCTTAAAAAAATAAGGGGATGTAGCTCATTTGGGAGAGCGCCTGCTTTGCAAGCAGGAGGCAGTCGGTTCAATCCCGTCCATCTCCACCAACCCAATCTGGCACCAATGTCTAATGTTATTCCTGTTGGAGTAGCACCAAAGAGAGAAGTGATGGATCATAATTTCACAATTGCACCAGCTTATAATAAGGGTGCATATCAAGTAATCAGTAGAAACAATATAAAGGATATAGGAAGATGATAATAGGTTTAACAATTATAGGTGCAATCGTAGCTGCAAATTTAGCAGTTGGCGTAATTGGGTTAGTATTTTAAATGAGAGTAGATGTAAGAAATAATAATGTCGAAAAGGCATTAAGAGTTTTAAAAAAGAAACTCCAACAGGATGGTCTTTTTAACGAATTACGTGAACGGGAATCTCACATGACTAAAGGTGAAAAAGGTAGACGGTCACGGGCCGCTGCTATCCGTAGGGAAGCAAAGGATAAACAAAAACGATTTGAAGAGTTGGGATTTTAATATTGTCACATGACACAAAAACAAGTACTCCACTAAAGGAACACCATGAATTAGTATGGTATGTTAAATGGGTATCCTCAATAATCATGGTTTTTGCAATGATCGCAACCACAAATAACTTATTTCCTTATAATATGTTTTTGCAGTTTGCTGGTTGTGCTGGTTGGTTATGGGTTTCTATCATGTGGAATGATCGAGCTTTAATTGTGGTTAATGCTGTTGCTGTTGCAATATTTATTAATGGATTTGTAATGTATTTTAAGGGAACTTAAATAATGGTTAAAAAGAAAATAACTTCACTCACAGATAATAGTGAATGGAAAGCTCCTAAGACTAGGAAGAAACGCAAACCTATGTCTGATGAGCAGAAAGTGGCTGCATCAGAACGTCTTGCAAAAGCAAGAGAGGTAAGAGCTGCAAAAAATCCTGATTATGGTAAAGGTAATTTTCATGAATCGTTGCGTAATTTATCAGTAGACCACCAACTACATCCTGATAAAGTTAAGAAATGGATGAAGACTCAGAAAGAACTTGCTGCTTCTGAACGTGGTAATGTGAAGAAAGATATTAAAGGTGCTATTGCAAAACTTGCAGACCATGAAGGTTATGTGAGACAGATGCAAAGTTACCTCAAGCATGGTGATTGGACTTCTATGTTCTATGGTGAATACCAAGAGAAGAAGATTCGTAGTCGTTGTGTTGCTCTTGGTTACTATTGGTATGGTCCAGATATTGGAAAACCTAAACGTGATGTTGGGACATTCTATCCAGATTTGGGTGCTGTTTGGGAAAGTGGTATAATAGAATGAATGAAGAATCTCCCTCAGCTGAAATTATAAAAGGCCCTTGGAAGAGAACAATAAATACTCCTACTGAAGACCAAATTGTAAGGGCAGAACAGCTTGCATATTGTGATGAAATTTCTCATACTTGTTTAATGGCTATTTTATCGATACTTGTAGAAAATGGTATAGATGCTAGTGAAAAATCTTTTATTAAAGATATTACTTTTATAACAGAAACAATAAAGGCATCTATATTTAAAACAAATGGTATAGATCACCCTCTGCAAGTATTAATGGATATGACTACTGATTTGCAAATTGACCCAGACAATTCACCATTTTGTGAATTAGATGAACATACTATTGATGATATGATTGCAAGTTATAATGCTGTGATGGAGCCTGATGATGATACTAGTTGATATGAACCAAATTTCTCTTGCAAGTATTATGATGCACTTGCATATGCAGAAAGAATCAAATATAGATGAGAACATGGTAAGACATATGATTCTCAATTCGTTGCGTATGTATCGTACAAGATTTGTATCTGAGTTTGGAGAGCTTGTCTTATGTTACGACTCTAGACATTACTGGAGGCGTGATTATTTTCCAGAGTACAAATATAGTCGTAAAAAAGGTAGAGAAAAAGATTCTAAAAATTGGGATGATATCTTTGGTTGCTTGAATAAGATCAAAGAAGAAATAAAGAATAATATGCCATACAAGTTCTTAGAAGTGTATGGTGCTGAGGCTGATGATATTATTGCAACTCTTTGTTCAGAATCTTCTGATGAGGTTATGATACTTTCTGGTGATAAAGATTTTATTCAGTTACAGAAATTTCCAAATGTAAAGCAATACAGCCCTATCACCAAGAAGATGATCAATGGTTTTAATCCAGATGACTATCTAAAAGAACACGTTCTAAAGGGTGACACTAGTGATGGTGTTCCTAATGTTCTTTCACCAGATAATTCTTTTGTAGATGGTATTCGTCAGAAACCACTAAGTAAGAAGAAGATAGCTGCAATGATAGATGGTGCCTTTCCGAATGATGAGATTAAAAGAAACTATCAAAGGAATAAAACTTTGATTGATTTGGGATGTGTTCCAGATGAACTACGAACAGAGATATTGGTTACATATAAGGATGCGCCAGAAAACAGTCGCAGTAAATTACTAAACTATTTTATTAAACAAAGACTAAAAACACTTACAGAATCTATAGGAGAATTTTAATAATGGAACTGTTAATATCAGAAATCTTAGACAAGGTTTCAAAAATCAAATCAAAGAAGGAAAAAGTAAACTTTCTAAGAGAACATAATAGTGATTCACTTCGCATGGTAATAAAGTCAGCTTTTGATCCTAAGATTAAGTGGTTATTGCCAGAGGGTGACGTTCCCTATTCTCGTAATGATGCACCAGAAGGAACAGAACATAGTGTTCTTGCTTACGAATCACGTAAGCTTTACCATTTTCTAGAAGGTGGCAATGCCAGTATTACTCAGAATAAACGGGAATTAATGTTTGTACAAATGCTTGAAGGTTTACATGAGAGTGAAGCAGATGTATTATGTGCAGCCAAAGATAAGGTTCTGCATCAGAAATACAAAGGTTTATCTGAACCAGTTGTAAAGGAAGCGTTCTCTTGGAATGATGATTTTATGCAGTTAGATGGCCCTGATCCAAGACAAGGACGCTAAATTAAATTAAACTTTTTTTGAATTTCCTTTAGAATCAATGACTTACCATGTACGATTTTACTTGACAAACTCTATTCTATAGTCTATACTAAGGTATAAACTGAGAAAACAAAGAGAGAGACTATATTATGACTATTGAGATTAAAAAAACCTTTACTAATGTTGAAGATGGTGTTGCAAATTTGATTGCAGCTGCAAATGCAGATTATCCTGATCGATCAACTAAAGAGATGATTGAAAGATTCTACAACGGTTGGGTTATTAAACCTGGCAGGAAATATATTAAAATCCTGACAAATGATGGTGGTTCTGCATGGGGGTTTGTTGTCAATACAGATGATGACAAGAAATTCAAAAAAGGTGATTTGTTGAAGTGTGCAGGATATTCTGCTCCCGAAAGAAACGCCGCTCGTGGAAATGTCTTGGACGGTGGATTCCCCATCAACTGGACCGGCCCACTTTATCTTTAGGAGAAAAAATATGAATACATTTCGTGAAAAGTTTATAACATTTAGTAGGATTGCAGGCGATACGCTTGCAGTTCTGTTTATTTTTGCAATGGGTTATGGCGCCTTTGTAGTATTCTAATGTTTACCTGTAACGGT